GCCGGCAACGAGAGACTCAGTTGTGCTTTCTGTATCTTCGGATCCAGGAACGATCTCCGGAATGCCAGGGAGCAACGGCCCGATCTTTACAAGCGGTACATCGACCTCGAGATTGAAGTTCGCACCACGATGTTCCAGACCGAATCACTTTCAACCAGGAGCCAATGATATGACCACCAAGCAAATCAAAACCCTGAAGGGATCCACCGGAGTGGGCGAGGGACCGCTCTTCGAGAAGGTCTACGAAGACCACGTTGGTGACGCCTACAACTACTACGTCAGCACCCAGTGTGTCGACGGTAGAAACTACACGCTGCTTCGACAGTTCGGTCCCGACGAGAAGGACCTAGCCGAGCGCACCGCCAAGGCGATCGATGCAGGTGGCGTGATCGAAGTAGCTTACTGGGAACTGGGTACGCCCTGGGACCAGTACAAAATTCCTCAGACATACGAAGAAGAAAAAGCCGAGGCCCTTGAACGCGAACACGGAGATTACTAATGACTATCGAACCCACCCACGAAGAGCAGCTGTTCATCGCTGCCTACCTGGAGGCGGTCGACTTCACCGACACTGGTGACACCGACCAGCCCGAGGCCGGCACCGAGATGGATCCGGTTTTCCTCCGCGAGTCCACCATCGAGTGCCTGGCCTTTTACAGCAGGATCGTCTGCTACCTTTCGGATGAACAGATCACCCAGGCAGGTCACGACTTCTGGCTCACCAGGAACGGTCACGGTACCGGCTTCTGGGACCGCGAGGAGATCTACGGCGAGTTCCACGCCAACAGGTTCACTGAGATGGCCCAGTCATTCGGCGAAGCCTACTCATACTACGAAGGAGAAGATGATGGAAGCTAACACCCTGCACCAGGTCCACACCGACGATGGCTACCGCTGTGCGTTAGTCGTCACGGTTGGACCCAAGTTCACCGGCATGATCTGGATCGATGATCGATCACCTGGTGTCCGGATCAACAAGATCCTCAACTCCCAGGTCACCTCCAAACCACTGGAGTATCCCCTGGCCAAGGCCAAGAAACTCTTCCGCAGTTGCGGTAAGAAACTGGGCATCACCAAAGCAGCACGGAGGGCATTACGAGCATGAACACTGAAGACTTCAAGAGCCTGGAGATCGGAGATCGAATTGAGTTCCGGTCGCCGACCAGGCACAACACCCGCAAGGCAATCCGCAAGGTCACCGGCTTCCCGAAGGTCTACGATGACATCGAGAGCTGGGGCCACCGCTCCACCGTCTGGGTCCACGTTCGATTCGAGGGTACCCCAGGCTTCATGGTGAAGCGCCACGAAATTATCCGGAGGATCTCATGAACGCAAAAGACAGATGGGACCAGGAGAGCCACGAGGCCCTGGACAATATCCTGGGCGCCAGGCTCGAGGCCGAGGAAAAAGCGATCGACTCCCTTGGCCGGTACAAGTTCGAGATGTTTGGCTACTGGGCCAGCGCCTGGGTGAAGTACAACCAGCTACTGCCCAAGCGCCTGAAGAAGGGCAACCCGTTTGCCGACCTGGTCAAGCTGGCCAGGCAGATGAAGGAAGATTGCAAAAGGAGATAATCTCCCCTATACTACTTATATTGACACAGGAGAATGAAATATGAACAACACCCACGAAATCAAACTGATGAACGAGAACGGAGTCGAGAAGACCTACGGTCAGATCCCCGATCTCTATCACCTCGCAGACTTTGCCGGCAAGCACTTCGGCGAGAATGCCCGAGAGCAGATCCTCCAGGTTTGGATGATGGCTCATGACCTGAAGAGCGTAGCTGAAGAGCAACGCGGCAATGGCAACCACAAGGCCCACATCACAGAAGTCCTCGGCCTGAACCAGAACCAACGCGGTCAGCTCGACGCGATCGTCACAGACCTCACCGCCTTCCATAGCTTCTTCGACCTGGTCGATGCCCAGGGTGACTACCGCCCCACCATCAACATTGACGATGGCCGGCTCCGGATCCTTGCCGATGCATACGACAAGTTCCAGGAAAACCGCGGCGACGATCGTCGGGCCTACCGTTACCACGGAGGTGACATCTAATGGAGATCTTCACCGCCACCATGATCGCTGAAGGCGTCGAGGACGCCAGCGATCACGAGGAGTATCTCGAAGCCTGGCAGCTGCTGGTTAGCACCGGCATCGCCTGGCAACTACAAGGATGGTTCGGTCGCACCGCGATGGACCTGATCAACAACGGAGACATTCACGCATGAACATACTCGAAGCCGGTACCCTCGCCACCCAGGCCCTGCTGCCTGAATCGAAACTCAACCAGGTCTCGAACGTGAAGACCTTCGGCCCGTTCAAGAACGGCAAGGAAACTGTCGTGGTCAAGGTGCGCTACGACGACACCTGTAAGAATGGCCACAACAGCCTGGGCGTCACCTGTGACATCTACGAGAACCACCGTGACGTTGGCGGCGGTTGCAACCACGAGCTGATCGAGAAGCTGATGCCTGAGATCGCACCGCTGATCAAGTGGCACCTGACCAGCACTGATGGTCCGCTGCACTACGTTGCCAACACCCTGTACTGGGCGAAGCAAGGTAACCTGGAGTACGCCAGGAACGCTGCTGTATGGGCTGACGCTGGAGAGATGGATCTCACCGAGGGAAACCTCCTGGCCAGGTTGCCGACACTGATGCGCGAGTTCAAGCGCGAGATCGAGATCTGGGGATTTGAGTACTAAGCTCACCCCATGAGCTACCACCTGAGATATACTTTCCTCATTGACCACGGAGATTGAAATGAGCAGATCTGACAACTACCCCGATGACATTCGCCAGTACGATAACGTGCCTGGCTCACCCTTCTATGAAGACCCCAACGAGTGGATGCCCATCAAGGCCACTGAGCAGGCCGAGGCCTGGCTCGAGGAGCTGGGTACCACCGGCAAGATCAAGGAAGAAGACTGGAGCCTGGCTGACCTGGTGGTCCTGATGGCCGAGGCCGGCATGGATCCGGACATCCCCCAGGAGCGCCTCCACTTCCTGGAAGCCTACATCCTCAAACTGATTGAGTCGCGCCCTGAAGATTACACAGAGCTGGACCTCAATTGGAGATAACCATGAGCCTCTTAACCACATCACTGTTGGTCGTGCTCTACTGCGCGATCGACTTTTTTTACACCCAGGAGAAAGACCATGACAGCAAAGAAAAATAGTCAGGTAGTCACACTACCGCAACCGACCGCGATGCAATCGGTCCACCCAGGCACGATGATCCAGGCGTTGATCGCCAACCACAAGGACATCGACATCAAGCAACTCGAGGGACTGTTCGAGCTGCAAATGAAGTACGACAACGAGATCGCCAGGAAGGCGTTCCACTCTGCGAAGTCTCGCTTCGCTGCGATGGCGCCAACCATCCTGCACGATGAAGAAGCCAAGTTCGAGGTTGGTGGCCGTGAGACTCAGTACGGCTACTCTACCCTGGCCGGCACACTGGACCAGATCCGAGAAGGCCTCACCGCCTGTGGTCTCCATGTTGGTTGGAAGACCGACGACAGCGGCGAGGGTGGCAACCTTCGCGTCACCTGTTACCTGACCCACGAGCTGGGATACCAGGAGGAGACATCTCTCAGTGCCAGCAGGGAAGCCGGCAAGGGATCGACAGGCATGAACAGCCTGCAGGCCGTCAAGAGCACCACGAGCTACCTGGAGCGCATCACGCTGTACGCACTCCTCGGTCTCGCATCAAAGGGTGACGACGACGATGGCAAGGGTGGTGGTATTGAGATCGCCACCATCAGCACCCAGCAGCTGAAGAGCCTGACCACCAAGATCGCGAAGGTCGGTGCTGATACCAAGAGGCTGCTCGTGCTGTTCAAGGTTGAGACCCTGGCAGATCTGAAGGTCGATCAGTACCAGCCGGTCCAGGCCCTCCTGGCAGCGAAGGCAGCTGTCGATAAGAACAAGGCGGTGAACAAATGATTACCGTCAAGTGTGAGCAGGGATCCGAGGAGTGGCGCCAGGTCAAGGCAGGGGTGGTATCACCCTCGAACTTCGATCGGTTGATCACGGCCAGCATGAAGCCATCCAGCCAGTGCGACGACTACTACTACGAGCTGATGGCTGAGTGGATCGTCGGCAAGTGCAAGGAGCTGCCGCCCAATTTGTACTGGGTGAACCGCGGCACCGAGATGGAACCCATCGCCAGGCAGCACTTCGAGATCATCCACGGTGACGTCCACCAGGTAGGCTTCGCCTTCAAGGATAAGTCCAAGCTGGTCGGCTGTTCGCCTGATGGGTTCTATGGCAAGACTCAGGGCCTCGAGATCAAATGCCCCGAGCCGATCGGCCACATGGCAAACTTCCTGCGCAACGAATGCCCGAAGAAGTACTTGCCCCAGGTCCAGGGATCCATGTGGATCACAGGCCTGAAGGAATGGTGGTTCATGTCCTACCATCCGGACCACCCGCCGCTGATCTGCCTGGTCAAAGCTGACCCACTGTGGCAGCAGGCCATCACCAGGATCGTGGTGCCGTTCGCCAAGCGTATCGAGGTTGGTCGTAACCTGAAGCAGGTCGCTGATCTGCGTGACGATCGCATCAAGATGGAAGACGCTGCGTGAGCGGTCTCCGGAAAGGTTGGAGCAGAGTTGCCGCTGATCAGATCAAGCACAGCTCCAACCGCGTCCGGATCCTGAAGGTCACCTTCCGTGCATCGGGAGGTGGCTCCATCTACATCGTCAGCGTCATGGACAAGTACAAAGGTGGCCCAGGCCAGGACGTCTGGGTCAGACATGCGTCGACACCCCAGGACCTGGACGATGCCTACGAGATTGCAGAAAAATTTATCACAACAATAGGAAAGTAAAATGAGTAAATTCAAAACCCCAGTAGAGATCAAGATCTCAAAAATCGATCTGCTCGAGATCCTGACCACCCACATGAATGCGGAGATCTTTCGTGAGGACCACGAGGTCATGGCCATCACCATGCATGTCAAAGGCGACTACGCCTGCACGATGACAGTGGATCCAATCCTGAACCACACCGTGAAGCACAACGAAGCGATGGCAGCGAAGGAGAAAAAGTCATGAAGACTGAACTCGAACAAATCGAAAAGATGTCGCCGCTGAAACTGTTCAAGCCGAAGTTCATGCCGACACTATTGAAGGCCATCGAGATGGAAGTCACCGCCAACGTGCCTAACGTCGAGACACCTGACGGTCGCAAGGCCATCACCAGCCTGGCGTACAAGATCGCCAGATCGAAGACCACCATCGATGACCTGGGCAAGGGTTTCGTGGCCGAGCAGAAGTCAGCGATCGCCGCGGTCGATGAAGTGCGCCGGCTGGCCCGAGACTTCCTGGACAACCTGAAGGCCCAGGTGCGCAAGCCACTGACCGAGTGGGAGGATACCGAGCAGGCCAGGATCGAGAAGATGACCGAGAAGGTTGAGGCCATCAAGATCCTGGGCTACCACCTGGGTGACCTGGGTGCGCTACTGCCATCAGTCACGCTCGAGGATTGCCTGAAGAAACTCCAGGCCCTGAAGATCACCAAGATCTACCAGGAGTTCCAGGACGAGGCGATCAACGCGAAGAATGCCGCGGTCGTCAATCTGCTCGAGTGGATCCCGAAGGCCAAGGAAGCCGAGCGCGAGGCTGCAGACAACCGCCGCCGTGCCGAGGAGGAAGCCGAGAACAACCGCGTCGAGGAAGAGCAGCGCATCGCTCGAGAGGCAGTCGAAGCTGCCGACCTCGAGTCCACCAGGGAGCTGCAGGAGCTGCAGGACAAAGCGGCCCAGGAGACCGCTGACCAGGAGAAGCGTGAGCGCGACACCAAGCACAAGGGCAGGGTTCACCGCGAAGCTGCCGAAGCAATCAAGGAATGGGCTGGCTGCGATTTGATCAAAGCAAAAGGAGTAGTGAAAGCCATTGTCGCAGGCAAGATCCCCAACGTAACAATCAACTATTAGGAGCACAGCATGTCAGGAACTAACGTAGCAATTATCGTGGGACGGATGGGCCAGGATCCGGAGGTTCGCTATGCGGCCAACGGGAACGCCGTGGCCAATCTGTCGATCGCAACATCGAAGAAGTTCAAGGGCGAGGAGGAGACCGAGTGGCATCGAGTCGTGTGCTTCGGCAAGCTGGCCGATGTGGTGAAAGAGTGGGTACACAAAGGTGACCTGATCGGGATCCAGGGTGAACTCCGGACCAGGAAGTGGCAGGACAACAACGGCAACGACCGCTACTCGACGGAGATCATCGCGCACAGGATGGATATGCTCGGATCCAAGAGCCAGGGATCCGCGCCATCAAATGACGCATCGCGCCAAACAACGGCGCAACCACCAGCTGACCAGCCGGCGCGAACATCACAGGGGGACCAGCCGATCGATGACGGTTTTGACGACATCCCTTTTTAGACAGGAGCAAACCCATGAGCATATACAAAGACGGCGGGTTTGCCGGCATGTCGAAGCCGTTCCAGCGGTGGCCTCTCCTTGAGATGACCGCCGATGATATGGCCTGGGGGAAGTCACAACTGGCGAAGGTCCTCGCCGCTGGCAACACTGCGCCAGATCGTAACTTCGGTAACAAGGCTGCAGGCTTCGCCGCGGAGCGAGTCGTTGATCGCTGGTTGTCTGAGCGTGGGATCAATCACACCTGGGACAACCACCCAACTTCTCGACGGCCTGACTTTCAGATCGGAGGTCAGACCATTGACCTGAAAACCCACAGCACTGCCGGCCCACCCCAGGATTGGTATGATGCAAATCTCACAGAGGAGCAGCGGCAAAATTCTGGTGACTGTGACTGGTACTTGTTTGCGAAACTCGATCGGAGCAACATGACTGACTTGTGGTTGCTGGGGTTCCAGACCCTGCCAGTAATCCTGGAGAAGGGCGTGTTCTACAACAAGGGTGAGATCACCAGGTCAAAGATGGATGTACCTGCCGACTGCTGGTGCATTAGGTACCGTGAACTGATCAAGCCATTAGACTGGCTGGGAGAAAATAGTGAACAGTAAGAGGCACCACAAAAAGAAACTCAGAGTCATCAAGGGTGGCCGGCAAGATCCCACCGTCCTGGAACGCAACACCATGACCCAGAAGATCGACGCCACCATCATCGAAGCGATCTGCAAGATCCTGGGCCGCACCGACTGGTGGCCTGATGAAGCCAACGACATCATGAGCCGTGGCTTCTGGCAACCCTACGATACCGGCGAGGAGGTCTGGAAGTTCGATGGCAAGGAGATCTTCCTGGTCGGACCCTGGCGCTGGAGTATCCCGCACGATCACTGGGGCCGAGATCTTACCTGGTTGATTGATCGCAACGCGGTCGAGCACCACACCGCGGAGGACGAGAAAGGGTGAGGGAGTACTTCCCGATTCAATGGTGGCAGCTGTGGCGCTGGAATCCCTACTGGGGTTGCTACTCGTACCGCTACAAATGGGTGCGCTCTTCAGCTGTCGCCTTGCGCTCTTCGATCGCCTGGTTGAAGTCGGTGACGCACTTCCGGTAGTATCCAACCACGCCATGTTGATCCCTGATATACCGAATAGTTTCCTGCGTGTTGATCGCGAGGTTCTCGTAGTCCTGGGGAGTAAGTCCAACCCAGAATATACCGACCTTATCTTCGACCACTTGCGGCCTGACCTTCCTGGTGGTTATCTGGGCTGGTTTCGCTGGGTCTGGACAGAGGATGGCAAGATAGACTGCATCCCGCTGGACCACCACGCGATCTTTCGGGAAGAGTGAACAGCCGCTACTCAGTAATAGCGCGAAGATCAGCAAACACTTTGTCGGTTGCATTCTGCATCCTGGTTGTGATCAGTCCAGGCTTCGCGGCCATCAGCTTTGCGAAGTCGTGATCGTTGAAAAGTGACCTGGTGTACTCGACCTGCTCTCTGGCTGTGGCTCTCTCAGCTTCGATCTGAGCGATCTTCTCCTGAAACTGACCCACCTGGGTGGCTACCAGGTCGATCTCGTCCTCCAGCTGGGCTACGTTAGCTTGCTCAACCTCTAACTCGATGGTCAGGTTCTGGTTCTCCAGGTTCAGCGCAGCGATCTGCTTGTCCTGGTACCAGCCGTACCCACCCAGGAGCACGATGACCAGGAGCAGGAAGCCGGCAACGTAGGTCATCACTCGAACTCGTGCGAGATGCGCAGCTTGTAGCTGGCCTCGTCCACAACTGCCCGATTCACTTCCTTGCAGGACGCGGTCGTGCTCGACAGCAGCCGGTCCTCCTCCTCATCGAAGGAGTGGCTGGATCCACAGCAGCCGACAAAGTTCTCGACCTCGTTGCCACGGTGTACGAACAGGCACAAGAAGCGACCATCGTCTGGCCGGCCAGGTGAATCCTCGAACTTCCAGACATTGAGATCCTCGTTCACCATGATGTAGCAGTCGCCATACTTCGGACTCGAGAACGGGATCAGATCGTACTCACCCTGGGGGATGCATGACTCGTATGGTTTGTTGCCGAGATCTGGTGGCTCGAGACTGTGCCAGGTTTTGTCGATCAAGAAGAATGTGCCGTGCGTACCCTTCTCACTTTTGTCATCACGGATTAGTTCAATCATGAGATACCGTCCACTGATCTGCCGATCTCGCCGTTCGAGCCGACTGCGATAATGATGTCATCGCTCGGATCATACCAGACCGCCAGGATGTTCGCGGTGAAAGGATTGATAACCTCGATCCAGTTACCCCCATCAAGGTCCGGACTGGCAAGCGTCCAGATCTGGGACTGATCACCGACCGCAACATACCGGCCCGACACGGAGGCCAGGGCAAACCCGCGCACTGCGCCAGGCATCACATTCACAGTAGCAGGACTACCAAACTGGTAAGTGATGTCACCGTTGCTGTTGCCGACAAATATATCTCGTGAATGGGAGAGGGTGCCGTCATTATATTTGAACGCAGTGCGAGGCACAGGATTCAACGTGATCGTACCCAGGCTTGAGGAGGTAAAGTCGCTGCCACCAGTAAAGTACGGGACGATGTTGCTGGTGTCCTGCCAGGCGACATTCGTGTTACTCGCCGGCCCAGACACTGGCACATCAGGCTGGATCGCAGTGACGGAGGCATCCTGGACCACGAACACAGGGGCCGTGATGTCGAGCACAGTGTAGGTTGTGGTTGCCGCGCCGGCTGGGAAAAAGAACAACCAGTTTCCAGTATCTCTGAAGAAGTACAGCCCTTGGACCGAGAGGCCACCAGGTAATCCAATCGCCGCGACCGTAGTAGTATCCGCTACCCAGACCAGGCCACCATCGATGGTGTACGCGAAATCACCGGACTCGAAGCCGGCAACGAACGCCTCCACTTCAGGCGAGTAGTGCAGCGACACAACCGAGTCACTGCAGCCGTGCGTGATCGCGCTCCAGGTGACGCCGGCATCCGTGCTGCGGAACATCAGCGAACCACCACAAGCAACCCAGTAGACCTGGGCGCCGATGGCGCCGGCCATGATGTGAGTGATCGGGGCGCCACCGAAAGGATCCGCGGCGATCAGGGTGAAGCCAGCCTCAGTTGGAGTAGGGCCGGTAGGATCCCCGAGGCCATTCGTGCTCCGACAGATCTGCCCATTGTCAGCGACCGCGACATACATGCCATCGGTATTGTTGGCGTCAACTGCCAGGATGTCGGCCAGTGGATCGAAGCCATTCGTGACTGAGTGCCAGGTCTGGTTGACGGCTTTATCAACCCGATTCCAGTACCCAATCTGACCAAGCACCCCGACACCGACAATGCGGTCGTGGACGTCGAGGTAAGCGAAGTCATTCATGTTGTTCGAGAAGGTCAAAGAGTCGACGGCATTCCACCCGCTACCACCATCAATATCGTTGTTAGCTTTGCCGGCGACATTGGCAGCTTGCCCAGTAGATGGATCCAGAAACTCAAAGATGGCCACCAGTGCTGCAGTGCCAAACGACTGGATGCTGGAGACACCAGTATCAGCCTCGCCGGTCACACCATAGATGGCAGTGTTGCCTGGTCGCTTGTAACCCCAACCAAAGGAAGCAGAGCCAGACCAGTGGGCATTCATGCCTTTGTTTCCGTTGCCACCAATGGCAGTGCTTGATACCGCTCGGCGTACCCAGGTCGCACCGAAGTCGGTGCTGTTGAAGCCAACGTAAATGCCGACAGTATCCTCGGCGAAGACCGCAAGCCAGTCGGTGGTCACCATGTGCGCGAAGCCATGAATGTGGCCAGGGCCACCACCGATCAGGAGGGCTGGGATCGAGGTCGTGTCGAGCGACCAGTTGACACCGTCACTGGTCTTGCCGATGACACCAGACTCACCACCAACGTGGAACTCCTCGTTGACTGAGTCATACACCAGGACATAGAAGTTCAGGGCCGTGGGCGTCTGGGTTACTGCAGTCCAGTTCAGCCCAGCATTGGTGGAGTACATCAGAGCGCCATCGTTGCCACAGATGAACCACCACTCAGTAGCTCCGATGCGACCTGTCTTGATGTCGTGAATCGGGTTGTTGCCAAACGGCGCCTCGGAGATCGCAGACCAGGCCGCGGCTCCTGTCACCAGGCAGAACTCGCTGATCGTTGGAGTCAGGATCTCGCCGTCCTCCATGTTCATCGTGATGGTGGTATCAGGCGCACTGTAAACGCTGTTCGCTACGGTGCCGTAGTAGTTCGCCGCGCCATCGATGAAGCGGACCCTGCGGTTGTTGAACAGCAATGAAGCATCAGTGCCGCTGATGTCGAAGACCGAATCGCTGACGTAGGTGAATGCGTACCCAGGGCAGTACTGGCCGGCAACCTGCGAGGGTCCGTAGCTGATGTCGACCTGGTCAGTCAGCGGCTGCGTGATATTGAAGCCGATGAAGTTCAGCAGCTGCACCGCGGTGGTAACTGGTACGCCAGTATCCTGCACCTCGATGCTCGGAGGCTGGGTGATACCGGATCCACCACCCGTATAGCGGATGATGTAATTCATGTAGATGTTGCGCGGACGAGTCTCGCTGCCACCAGTCTGACTGGTTGCGGTGTTCTGCGCCCTGACTTCCGCATCGCCACCACCGCCCTCGCTCGAGCCAATAATCTTGAGCGGCACAGTGTGGCCGTGCAGCTTGAACTCATCGGTCTGCTTGGTGCCTACCAGGTCACCCGTTGCTCCATCGCCGCGGTCAGTCCTCGCCAGCCGGTCAGGATCTTGGCCACTACCATTGGCCGTGCCACGGATGAAGGTGCCGCGCAGATCTGGCACGTTGAAGTTGGCTCCGGATCCACCGTACTTGTAACCCAGCACCGCGAACAGATCCGCGAAGGTGACAGCGTTGTAGGACTGGCCATCACAGTCGAGGAAGTTCTGCGGTACATCAGCATCAGGCCAGGCGATGATCTCGCCGGTAGTGCCTGAAGATGTACTGAAGGCCTGCCAGGCGCCGTTCGCCCTGGCCCATAGCTGGTTATCGTTTGCGATAGATCCAGCCGCGTCGATCAGATACGCCTGCAGGTTGGTGATGTCTGCTTCAACGTGAACGTGACCAGCTGGTGAGAAGACACTGAAGTCAATCACTGACCAGCCGGCATCCTGCCTGGCGTAGAACTCACCGTCTATGGCGATGGATCCAGCAGCATCGAGGAGGTAATCCTGGAGGTCGCCGATGTCAGCCTCGACATGACCGTGGCCAGTGTCGGACTTGGCATCGAGTTCGAGCTGCAGGTCTGCCTGGTTGGACAAGGTCCCAGTGATCGCACCCCAGAAGAATCCGACAGGTGACAGCAGCAGGCCGAAGTTCACAACGTCCGTGCCTGGTACCCAGGGATCCGGAGCGATGATCGAGTAGACCGCGGAGGTATTTCCGTCCGACAGCAGCTGGCCGTTCTCGACATCGTCGGGGCCATTCATGTCGTTGGCGCGTTCCCAGTCCTTGCCGCCTCGAGCGTTATAGATCCCGTTCTCAGTCGGGTCAGTCTGGGCGTTGATCGCCACGCGGTCCATGTCACCGATGACTACGCCAGCAATCGATTGGCCGATGCCGAAGAGTGTCTCCTGGCCAGAAGAGATCGTGACGACTGGCGCCTTCATTCCCTCTTCAGGTGCGGATCCTAATCTGGATTGCTGGCTGGTGGTCATGACTCAGTCCCGATCCTTGTGGCCTTCAGGTAAGAGCCTGCAACGAGCACGACCGCGGTGGTTGTCGCTACGTTTTGCGCGAACTCCAGCACCCAGTTCCCTGCAGTGCTGGTGACGATAACCCCCCTGGCAATCCATCGGTACTGAACACCCAGGAGCACAGGATCCAAAATGGTATCCCCAGCAGCGTTATCAGGGATCACGTTGAAGTCCGCGAAATGCACATTGAGCAATGTTTGTTCGCCGTGCAAGGATCCCTGGGTCAGACCGAAGGTGTTGTTGAAGTTGAACTTCAGGCTGGACGCAGGTGCGCCGGCAAGGCGGTTGAACCGCAAGGACATCTCGACCGAGTAAACAGTGGTGGCCTCGAGCGGCAAAGTCAGGACCGTATCATCGATCATGGTGGTGCTGTTGACTCGCAGTACGCTGGCTTGCCTGAGAGCAACCAACGTGGTGCCAATACCTCCGGACCCCAGGTTGATGACGACCACGCAGGATTTGTTGTTCACCGGCAATGCCAGGGTACTGACCACGGATACCGGCACGGTCCACCAGCCACCGTTGTCAGTCGCACCGCCGATCAACTCGAACAGTGTGGCATTCGCAGCGTCATCCTGCTGCTGAACATAGATCCGGTTGCCGGCGACGAGCAGGGCCAGGATGGTACCGGCATCACTGCCCTCGTTGGTGGTGTCGTTGAAGTACAGCTCGGTGACGTCAGCCGGCGTGGCGTTGTTGTACCGGAAGTTCTTGCTACCAGGATCCGCAGCCGTGATGGTCGTGCTGAATTTCCAGGTACTGTTGAGCGTGACGCCGCCGCCTGAAGGCAGTTGGGGAATGAGATATGTCATACGATGCTCCACTCCGTGCCGTTCCAGAGAACAGTCAGTGATGAGTACTTCGCGGTCAGGGTAAATGTGAGCTGGCCATCGATGGTCTCGCCCGAGTCGCCATCGATGATGACGTCGAACGAGGAGCCGATCTTCTTCACGATGATCATGGCGTCCGTGGAGCCTGCCGGCAGATCAATGGTGATGACGCCGGCTGCGGTATCGTCGTCGGCCATGACAGCCTCCCAGGCCACCGCGGTTCGGGAGGTAGTGGTCTCGACAACGACCGTGAAGTTATTGCTGGTACCAGGTGGAACTGTGAAGGTGCCGTCAGCTCGGAGGAAGTTGGCAGTGCCGCCTCCGGATCCTCGGACCAGGCCTGCGTCCGCGTCAGTGAATATCGGGATGACAACATCGTCGGCGCCACCATCACTGGTGATCGCCCAGGTTGTGCCGGTAACCGTACCGATCGACAGCGCGGTCGGTACGTTGGTGACCTTGGCCGTGTTGGCTGTGACCGCGGCGTTGTTCGCAACCTCGACATCGAAGTCTGAGATCTGGCTGGCCGGTATTGAGATCGCTCCCTGGGTGAAGTGGATCGAGCCATCAATCGCGTGGGCAACAAAGGCTGATGACAGGGCATCGATGTCAACACCATCGACCGTGCCGGTGACGGCCAGGTCCGGAGCATCAACCGTGAAGCTCGTGGCTGCAGTGAAAGCAATCGTGTCTACCTGGATCCCTGCACCAGTACCGCTTCGAGTAGTCCGGAAGTACTCGTAGAAGTTGGCCAGCGCGTCATCAAAGATTCGGTATACGTTCGGAGCAATCCGTGTATACCCCTGGTCAAGAGCGGCACCCGTACTGAGCAAGTTGATCCGAGGTGGGTTTGCCGAAAGAAGGAGGTCACCATTCACCTGGACTTCACCATCCTGGCTGATCCGCATGCGCTCGACCAAAACGGTGGTGCCAGCTGCTGCGGTCAGGAAGGTGATGCGTCCAGGCATGTCTCCAGCTGCAGCAACTCCATCCACCTGGAAGCGTATCTGCGCACCTTGCTTGTAGTCCACGCCATCCCAGCCCACGGCCATGATCGCCAGCAGTGTGTCGTTGTCAGTGACGAGGGCATGGGTGTTGTCATCGCTGTTCGATCTTGACCCGACGATGATTGCCGGCAGGGTTGTTGAGTGCCGATGCACAATGAAGGCCGCGACATTCGTGCCGCCAATATCTGACGCCTTCAGTGCGCTCTGGTAGAGGATGCCGTCGATGGTGATGCCGGCCTGCTCGAGGCCTGGGTTACCGGCGATGACCTGCGGACCCTGGGTATAACTGCCCAGCGGATTCAGGAACAGCGGTGCCGCGGTGGTGTCATCGCTCTTTGACTGGATGGCCTGGAAGTCATACTCCAGGTGCTGCGAGATGCTTGGATCCAGTGCGCCGGTAACCAGGGCAACATCGTGATCCACCAGGTCGATCGGGGAGTTGCTGGTCAGCACGATGGATGCCGGCATGGCGCCGACCAGGACGACAAAGTTCAGAGGTGTCGCACCAGGTGACCAGACTCCAGAGAACACAATGCTGTACAGGACGTTGGTGTTGGAGTCCACGATCAGCATGCCGTTGTCCAGGTCGTCGGCAGCATTCATATCCGTAGTGCGTTCCCACGCATCCGGACCCACATTGTAGGTGCCGTTCTCTGCGTCGACCACCTGGTCCTTCACCAGGACACGGTCCTTGGTCCCAGTCAGTACGCCGTTAAGTGTTTGGCCGGTACCGAAGAGCGTGATCTGGGTCGTGGTCGATGTCTTGACCGGCGCCTTGATGCCCTCTTCGGGCGACTTGCCCATTCTCGAGATCGCGGAAGTAACCATCAGTTTTTATCCCGCCCTTCGGCCAGGGCCTGGTAGATGTTGAAGTTCTTGCCCTCGTTGCCCTCGAGGTACGAGTCGGTGTAATCCAGGAAGCGCCACAGGTTACCCGAGCCTGGCATCGGTATGATGGATCCAGCAGCTCGACCAATGTCAGCGGCCAGCTTGATGCCTGACTGGTTGCCTTTCATGTAGCTCTCGATCTCGGTCTTGATCCGTACCGGCGCAACAGCGACCGCACTGATCGGCATGGTCGGCGCGAAACCTTCCCAGGCTGATGAGATGTCACGGACCAAGGGGACGGTACCGAGCAAGAACTTGAATGTATTTTCTGCTGCCCACTCTACATACTCCTCGTCGTCTTCTGGAACGTCCATGATCAGGACCTGCGCCAGGTTAGCTGCAATTATCGGCATGAGCAGACCATCCATCAAGAAGGCAGCTGACAAAAAGTTTGTGCCGCCCTTCGAGGATTTGTACAGGCGCTGGTAGTAGGCGTTGAACCAGGAGCCGAAGACCGTCAGCGTCTTCACGAACTCGTTCTGGTTCGACTGCATGATGCGGCCCAGGTGCATGTCGGAGCCAGAGCCTACTGACTCGGCCACTGACTGGTCGGCCTCGATGATCGCGCGTTTCTCGTCGCCGTGTTTTTCCATGGCGCTGGTGTACCTGGCGTACCAGGTTGGATAGGCCACGGTTGAATCGACCATGGTCTGCAGAATGAAGCCTCGAGACTTGACCGTGTTCCACATGGCCTCGCCTCGGGAGGTAGCCATCACTTTTTTCATGTACTCCTTCGCTTCTCGGTTGACCACCTGGGCGCGGTTCTCCATGAACTTGGATTTCTCATCGACCATGGCCATCACCTCGAGCGGTCTGGATCCGAAGTGACCCATCGCCTGCGCCCACTTGAGGACGCCGACTTCCCTGGCCGCGATCGGGATCGCGCTGAACTGCTGGGCCACGTTACGAATCGAGTACGCCAGGTGCATCATGGTCGCAGCGCCACGCATGTGCCGCGACAGCCTGGCCAGCCAGCGACTGGTCTCACGCGCAGGCTCCGCTCTGCTGATCGAAGTGATGGCATGCAGCATGTTCTCGTAGAACGGAGCGCCGTGCTTTTTCTCGATCATGTTCTGAATCTTTTTGTTGTTCAGGATCGAACGCAGGTGCCGGCCAACCGTGGCGAAGGCGATGTAGTGCGTCTTCTCCTCGACCGACTGCGTGATGTTCCTGGTGTCCAGGAGCACAGGCCTGCCTCCGGATCCTTTCCTGGCGTGGGTGGATCCTGCTTGCATCGGCACTACCTGGGCCGTGTTCATTCCGCGCATCTGCTCGTCGGCAAGTTCCAGCGCCTGGCTGTCGTACATCAGCTGCATGTGGCCACCAGTCATCTGGACGCCGTTGACCTCGAAAGACACGGCCTCGAGTTTCGGAGGCGCGATGCCGAGCATGGCCTTCGCTGCTTCCTGGAGCTGCGGCCACTGTGATTCGTTCATGGCCCAGACGTTGTTGACCAGGGTGAGCTGTTCATTCGTTAGTCGGAGCATCAGCTGCTCGACGTCATTCTGGGACAGGCCGTGACCATCCATCAGCGATTGCCGGCTGGACTCGGTCCCCCAGTAGACAGCCATCATGAAAACCTCGGAGCTGGTGAAGTCATCCTCGGTGCCATCCTCCTTGGTGAATGGCATCGCGTCATTCTCACGCAGGCCCACGCGAGACATGTTCTGCATGAAGGCCTCCATCTCTTTGTACATCTGCATCTGCAGTTCGTACTTCCTGGTCATCGCATCGTTGATCGGCTTGTAGATGTGCTCGAAGGCCCAGCCGCCTTCCTTGAATCCATCCAGCTTGCGGATCATATTGCCGAGCGATGGTATCGAGTTGACCATGTCGCCCCAGGTCAGCTTGGCCATCTTGCCCTTGCGGACTTTGCCACGCTGGACAGATGAATCCTTGCCGCCATTCTCTTCGATCGACTCGAGGCCAGCCTCACGGATCAGAGCTGCCTCGGCATTCCCCTTGTCCGCGATCTGGCCACCCACGTAGCGCAGGTGATCAAGCATGTCGGTCACGCCGCGGACTTCGTTGACAGTCATCTCATCGAAGGTGGTGACCTCGAATCCCTCGAGGGTACCGTTCTCGTGTCGGAATCGAATCGCTGCTGCCAGGTTTGGATCCAGCATCTCGAGACCAAACAGCTCGGCATTCTCATTACCCTCGCCGGTCTCTTTGTTGAAAGGTTTGGTCTGCCCTTCGTAGAAATCCAGGACCCGCCGAGCGTAGGCTTCGCGCTCGACCGGAGTCAGGCGCATGTCGTAGGCGTTGGCCAGTGCGGCCATGGCTTCGATGTATTGCTGATCGACCTGGGTGGGCTTGATCTTGCCGGCAGCGATTCGTACCTGGACTGACCGGATCTTCTTCCGCGCCTTGTCCATTTTGTCCTTGGCCTCGAGCGCAGCTTTGTACAGGTAGTGGTTCGCCAGCTGCTGGATCTTGTGCGGGGTTGCGTCCTCGGTTGCCGTGGCCGCGGCCTGGGCAGCTTTGATCATCTGGTTGTAGTACTTCGACGGACGGATCTCCTTGTAGGTCATGGTGCCGATCAGCTGCTCCGCTTCATGCTTGAGCGTCTTGCGATCGATCTTCTGAGCTGATGAGCTGCCCTCGGCTTTCAGTTCCATCAGGAGCAGTGCCGCCTGGTCCTCGTTCAGCATGGCCTCGCGGACCTCCTGCTCCAGGGATCCATCGTTGAGGATGTCGCCATACTTCTCGATCATGATCGCTTCAGCGGCTTTGTCAGATGCCTGCTTCAGAGTGTCGGAGTTCTTTACCTGCTCGTACATATCCTTCACGGACGCGAAGCCATGGGCCTCTGCGTACAGCGCAGGATCCAGGCCACCACCGACAGCCTTGCCGATCCAGTTCTTGCCGTTCGGCCATCCACCGATCGCATCACGCAGCGCATGCCAATCCACGCGGCCATCGGTGACGACCTCGCCGTTCTCGTCCTTGATTACCTGCATGTCGGACATCACCTGGTAGACGGTTTCTTTCGCCAGGCGCTCGGTCTCCTGCTCGATCAGTGGCGCCTTCTCGTCGGCCCACTCCTCGGACTTCATTTTCTTGTACTGCTTCATCACCTTGGCGTCGACAGTTGCCTCGGCAGTTTCGTTCTTGCGGCCTGCCAGCTGCTGGTACTTCTCCCACTGGGCATCAGTCATGCCGGCCTGCTCCTTGCTCTGGAACAGCTGCGCGTATTCAGGGGACATACTGGCGATGTCGATCTCCTGCTCGGTGGCCAGCATCTTGTCGAAGATCTCGGTGATCTCAGGCGACAGCTTGGCACGAGTCAGCCGCGGATCCGACAGCGTCCGGTACAGTCGCTTCAACCAGGAAGTGAATGACGCGAACGCTCGGCGCAGGCCGATCGATGGTGCCTTGCCCTCGCGCAGGTAGACCTCGAAAGTCTCGGCCCACATCTCGTGCTGCTCGGTGGTGAGATCCCTGAAGTTCTCGGCACCGAGCCAGTCGAGCATGGCCTGCTGGTTTTCGGACATGCCGTACTTCTCTACCCAGATGTCCTGGATGTCCAGGAACAGGTGACCGGACTCGTGCAGGTAGCTGGACAGGTCGGCAGCTTCGGTCAGCTGGATGATGCGCTTGCCACCAACGTCAGGGAAGAAACGACCGCGCTCACCACCTGGATCGTCCTGGAACAAGAAGTCCTCTTTGGATCCAAACTGTGCATCCTTCACCAGGACCAGGCCACCGATCTGGATGACCTTGCTGCCTGATATTACCGGCATGGTGCTGTCGCGATCGAAGAAGTAACTGTGCCGCTCGGGATCGAAGCCGACCTGCACCCAGGTAGGATCCTCGAGTGCGGCCTGGGCCTCGGCCATGGTCTCTGCCTGGTCCTGATTCTTCCAGGCGCCTTTGATAACAGCGGACGGTGCCTTGGCGCCACCAGCTGCTACCTTGATGGCATGCTTGTCCTCGGGGAACGTGGCACCCTCGATGACGGCGACCGGCACATGAGACATCGGCCCCTTGCCTTTGCCAGGTTCGTTCTCGTGGATCGTCGGTACCCAGACGTTGTGATCTTTGTACGCTGGGATGTCCAGGCGCAGGCCTACCTGGTGGCCGTCCTCGACAGGCACGTTGACCCGTTCTTGTTTGTTGGTGTGCAGAGCACCCATCATGTCGGCTGTGGTTGCCGGCGTGGGTAGGGATTCGTAGGCGCCGATCGGCTTGACCTGGTTGACCAGGGCATTGTATTCGGCTTTGGTGACGGTGCCGTCCCTGAGTTGCTGGGCGGCTTCCTTCAGAGCATCGATGCGCTGCAGTACAGCCTTGTGCTCCATGTTCACTCGAGACTTCCGATCAGCGGACTGGTCGGCCAGGTCTCGAGCTGCTATGACCTCTTCAGGTCTGGCGGTGAGTTGGCTTAGTGATCTGCTTCGCGCAGGCCCTTCACGAACTCCTTCACGTAGTCCTTCCGAGAAAAGGGCTTGCTCGGTTTCACCCGAGTAGGCGACTTTTTGGGAGAACCCTTCGTAGATCGCTTTTGAGATGTTGCCATTTGCATACTCCTGCTCAAGGATCTGAGCTATTTCTACTACAACCTTAGTATAGTCTACCTGGGAAAGAATTTCCACTGTGCCTTCAGCCTGGTTACCCTTACCCAGGGAGTTATCCACCACGCTGAACGTGACCCTGGGGTCGTCCTTGTAGTGCTCACGCAGCTCCAGGTGAGCCTCGGCTGATTTCATGTGGGTCAGGATGTGCTCTGACATCGGCACGGTGCGTCCGGTACCCAGTTCTTTTTCCTGCTTCCTGGCTCTCGAGAGTGCGCCGTTTAGGAATGCCTCGGCAGGATCTCGGTAGACAAAAATGATGGTGACATCCTGGCCGGCATCGAGTGCCTGGTCGATCTTCTCGATCGAGCTGCCGGTGGTACGCATGTTGCTGTCGTACACGATGTGCGCCTGGTCGATCATCTTCTCGTAGCGCGGCTGGTTCAGTCCGGATGTCTTGCCGGCGCCGGTACCACCAGCAGTGAACAGCACCATGTTGTCGTTCTCGACTGGCTCGGCCAGGCGTATCGCGTACAGCTTCTTGGCAAAGGCGCTGGTTGGCTCATGCACAGCAGCGGCTAAGGTGCGATCGCGAATGTAATCGGGTGACATCTCCTTGGCAATATCACCACCGATGATCTTGCCGCCCCTGGTTTCCTCGATCTGCTCGTACTCTTTCCTGGCAGCAGCGAAGTTCGACAGCTTGTCCGCGATGGCCTGCTCGACCTGGGCGAACTCGACGGTACGATCGACCTGCTCGGCTGGTGGATCCTCGAGGTTCAGATCCTCGGATCCAGGAAGCTCTGCCAGGGATCCATCAATGTCGGGCTGCAGGGTCTGAGCGTACTCGACCGGCATCAGCGCCACCTTCTGTGATGCGAATCCTCGCTCACTCAGTGGCAGGTCCTGGACCTCGGGACGGAAGTTGACCCAGGAGTTCTGGCCGCGGGTCTCGCTCGTAAGCGCCCACCTGGCCCAGGGTGACTTGGTCATCATCATGTGGTTGCGCCATGCTGCCTCCTCACCCTTGGGACCGAAGCCGACAGGCGAGAGCGTGTGCGCGTAGTAGTCATGAACGATTCTCAGCAGGTCGTTGTACAGCAGCGGGGTACCATCAGCCAGGGTGCGGCCACTGTCCTGCAGTAGCGGGTGCCTGGTGAAGTCCTCACCTGGTGGGCCGAAGGTCTCGGGCGCGGTCTTGTAGAACCACAGGTGATTGTTGGCGTTGACGTCCTGGCGCATCAGCTTCGAGTCGACGCCTTTCTTGCCGGTGTAGGGTTCTTCCTTGGTCGACGGCCAGGCTTCGGGAGTTATCGGCAGCGCATCGAACTGCTCGAGCACCTCGGTACCCAGCTCTTCGTAAGCGCGTTGGACGTCAGGGTTGTCCAGGTCGTTGACAGGCATGTCCTCGTAGGCCTGTTGGATCTCCGTCTGGATGTTGGACTGGTCAGGTGTGATCTTGCCGGCCTGGTCCTGCGGTTCAACAGGACGACCGGCAAGGCGGGTTGCTACCCTTTGCGAAGTTGCACTTGCTTGTTCCGTCTGCGGGGGACGAAAGTTGCCTGTGATGCTCCCGAAAGGGAGGGTACCTTCTCGCGAACCGTATAGCCAAGCGCGGCTGCGTCCGCTATGAATTTCTCGTGCGAGAGGGCCAAGGGCGATCGCTGCCTGCTTGACCGCTTCGTGGTGAGCTTCGATCTCTTGCGCATTAGTCGGGTCTCCTGCAAAGTAAACCTCCAGGGATTCGTCCGTGATCGTGAGACCAGGAAGACCTGAAGCGTCAATGATTTCTTGCGCCTGGTCCTGAGACAAAGGCGCAACCAAAGGAAATGTTATCACACTCGTGACAAAACTCCCATCCTCGAAAACGTGACCGAAGTCTTCTTTCCCATCAAATTCTTCACGGACATGAACCTCTTCCTGGTTGAAGTTCTCGGCGAACTTGGCCAGCATCGACAGTGTCTTCGCGCGGTCGGCTTCCTTGAACGACAGGTTGAGTCCGAGCGATGGCTCGAGTTCACCACCGAATAGGCCGGTGGTATCAGTGCGGTTGATCTCGACAGACTTCAATCCACCCAGGAGATAGTTCAGGCTGTCGGCTGCTACGTCCTGCAGTAACTTGTGGGCCTCGAGGTCGCCGCGGTTGGCAGCTGCCTGGAGTGTCGAGATCCCAGGGATGGATCCGGTAGCGGCTGACAGGTTGACCTGGATCTCTGCCCTGGTCGATGCAGCCTTGCGTGATTTCAGTAGCGCGTCGATGCGCTTGGCCACGCGGTTGAGATGCGTCTTGTCAGCTGGGTTCAGTACCGGACCTCGAGGCAGATCCGTCTTGCGGCTGTCGACATTCTTCTGAGTGCGCTGCAGGCTGTAACCACCGGCCTCGAGGACCGCGCGGTACTCGCCAGTCAGGAACAGCTGCTCGAAGTCTACGGTGCCGAGGATCTCCTCGTGGGTCAGATCACCATCGTTCAGGATCTGCAGTGCCGACCTGGTCTCACCACCTCGAGCTGTTTTCTCCATCAGGGTCTTGGCAAAGGACCAGACAGTTTCCTGGACCTCCATCGGGCGCATCCCCGTTTTCTCGCCAGCCTTCCTGGTCAGTACGTTCATTGCCAGGTAGCCAGGCTTCTTGCCAGGCATCTCGGCTGCACCGTTCGATGCGAATATGGTCTGCTCGAATCCAGTGTACGCGGCCATCCAGGCGTCGAGTGTTACCTCGTTCGGGTAGCCACTGAGGTTCAGCATGAATGAGTTTGCCTTGGCGCCAGACAGGACCAGGCTTGCTGGATCCGGAGATGTCAGTGCGCGGTAGCCATTGATCGCCCAGGCCTGCATGACGCTGTCGATGCCTCGCTCACCCTGGACGTTGGCGCCCATGATGTCGAGGATCCGCTTCGTGTCCACTGGTCGGCCTGCTTTATCCCAGGCTGTCCAGATCTTGAGGGCATTGATGGTGTTGCCCTCGACTGAGTTGCGTGGCGAGAACGCAGCCAGGAGAGCTGTGAAGCGCGGTGCATCTTTGCCGAATACGGTGGTGATCGCGTGTTGACTGTTGGCGTACCAGCCTACCTTCGACCGGCCAGCTCGAGCGACCGCGGCCATCTCCTGGAAACCAGGCAGCTGCTTCATCAGCTCGAGGACATTACGCGCGGACTGCGCAGTCTTCAGTGCTGCGATTTCATCAGGCTGCAGGTACCGCTCGATGGCACTGAGGCCTTTGACTTCCTTCTTGATCGCGCTCCACCTGGCCTGGTCTTCCGCGGTCAGCTGGTAATCCTGTGGCGGTACCGGAAAGCTCTTCGACTTCTCGACGTAGTCAGTGACCGGACCCTCGACCGCGATCTCACCACCTGCCTCTTCGATCCTGGCGATCAGCGCATCGGCTTCTCGGTTGACCAGGGTCTCGAGGCTGGTGATGGCCTGCTCATCGGTCTTGCCCTCGAGGATCTCCTGGCGTAGGAAAGCGATGTCGTTTTCAGACAGCGTCCCGACCTTGGCGATACAGGCGTCTAACGGCATAGCTTACCCTTGGCCTGGTGGCCCTTGTTGCATGGTGACCTGCTGTGGCTGCAGATTCTTCATGGCCTGCAGCAGCAGCTCGATCTCGTTGTACGGCAAGCACTTGATCGCATGCTTCATTTTGTCGTAGAGATCCACCGGCACAATCACGGCCATAATCTGCTGGACCTGCGGCATCAGCGGTGGCAATTGCGACTCCGGACCTGGCTTGTCTGCATTGTTCTTGCCTCGTTTCTGTACGTTTGCTTGTTCAGTCATTTTTATATCTCACTGGGTTAGTGGCGGTTGAAAAGTTCGACCGCTCCCTGGCCTATCATAATCAGATCTTCATCTTCCCGATAGATCTGGTCTGTCACCTTATCGTGGAAGCGGTAGCTGTCAGCCTTGCCCTCACCTTCTGGTATTGGATCGCCATACGTCACACGCAGGATCGCACCATCCAATGTTGGATGTGCGTTGGAGCTGATGAGCCGTTGCTGGTTGACATCGCTGACCCTGCTTAGATTGATGATGATGCCCGAGTCAATCGAGTAGCCAGGCGCACTGACCTGGTCTTGTATCAGGTCAGTGATGTCGGGTGATGTCTCGGTCACACCGAGGACCTGGGTGTCGATTGGCCAGAGAACATCGGCACTGGCAAACGGAGTAACAAGGTCGTTGGAGATGGCAAAATCCAAATCAACATTGCCAGGGTAGTTCTGGAAGTCATGACCCAGGCCTTCACCGAAGTGATACAGCTGACCGTTCGACAGGAACTCGTTCAGG